TATGAAATTCTTGGTAATAACAGTATACAAAAAAAAAGAGGACTATGTAAGTCCTCTTTCGTTTATTATAATTTAGTTAATTAATCGTATGTGATTTGTGTGGTGTAGTCCACATCTTCAAAAAACTGATTTAAATTAGATAACATATCTTCACATTGTTTCATAGCATATTTGTTACCTTCAGTTTTGTTTTCAATTTTTTCTAATTTTTTTAACATATTAGAAAAAAATTTATAATCTTTTTGTGCTTGGTTAATTTGCTCCATCATATCCATTATGCAATCTCCTTATATTCTATATAAATTTATAGTATTAGTGTCTACCCACTCCCAAGAATATACTGAACTATCGCCAAATCCAAAAATATCTATAATTCTTTGTGTGTCGTATTCTTCTCTACTTCTAATCCATTCGTGCAATGAACTACCATAAGCAAATACCATTTCTAATACTTCGCTGTTGTCCCAAGTTATAGCAGCATAATCACTAGACCAACTAGGTACACCTAATTTAGAAAAATATTTTTTTGCATTTCTTTGTAATGTTTTTGATTCTGTTTTCATTTATTTCTCCTTTGTTTTAATAAAATAAATATAACTTATCTAGATGTGATATGCAAATATACCTCTGTAGGGTGCAGAAAACTTAGTTTTTATTTAATTGTAATTTTTTTAAAAATGCGAATCACTAAAAAAAAAGGAGCCATATGGCTCCTTTTTTTCGTCTACTTGGAGAAGTATATTTTTATGCTGCCCCCGGGCTTCCAAAAATACCTCTTGGATCAGAAAAACCAAAAGAGTATCTTTCTCTTGCCTTAAATCTTACATTACCAGTATCAAAGTCACCTTCGATAGCTGTCTTGATTGGACTTCTAACAAATTGTTTTAATCCGTTAGGAGCATCAGTCATAATGAAGAAAGCATCAATATCAGTTAAATAATGATTAACTCTATAACCTTGTGGGATCATTCCCATACTTGCCATAGCATTAATGTCATTATCTGCTGTACCTACTCTTTGTGGAGATTTTAAAATTCTCTCAGCAGTGAACTGTAATTCTTTTGGAATTATTAACTTCACTCCTTGTAAAGCAATTTTTAAACCTCTTTCATCAACGAAAGCAGCTATGTCTATTAAAGACTGTTCGATTGATGTTTCACTTAAATCTGCAGCAGTATTTAGAGTATTTTCTAAAACACCACCATTAGCTAGTGGATGTAATAAAGAACATAATTCTTTTCCATCTCCACCAGTAAAGTTACCATCAAAAGCATTGTTTAACACATTAGCAGCTTTTACTTGCTTAGTATTAGCCATACTTCTAGCTAAAGCTCTTGTGTATCTTGCAGCTAATCTGTCATATAGATTATCTTCAATAGCTTCTTCAGTAATAGCAAATGCCATAGCAATAGTTTCGTGTGTATACCTTGCAGTAAAAGATTCAGTTGCTTGGTCAAATGTGACGTTTGCACCTTCTTGTTTTACTGGAGCAGAACCGAAACCAGATAGCATTACTTCTTCTTCAAAAGCTCTGTCTGATGCTTCGCTTGTAAAAATTTCGGCGTGTTCGTTTTCATACCTGTTGTATTCTAAGCCAAAGAGAGCATTTAAACCAGGCTCTAATTCTTTGACAAGTTGTGATCTTGAAATAGCCATAATTTACCCCCTTATACGCCAGTATCAGCTTTATTATTTTGCTGATAAAAATGGTTATTAATACGAACAACAACATTAGCGTTTGCATTTCCTGTGTCAGAGTTATTTGGGTCTTGACAAATATCTACTGCCATTAATGCATAACTAAATGATGTGCTCACCTCAGATACATCTAACTGTACTTTTGAGATACCAGTGTCTGTATTACCAGTCACGTTTGTTACTGAATAATTAGTAAACAAACCTGCTCTTGTAAAAGTTGCATCGGCATCAATTAAAAATAAAGTTTGTGGATCGTCTATAACATTAGCAACA